AGGACATACTTTCCGAGGACGCAAGAAGAAATGAAAAAAAGAAATAGAATTGCAGAATGGTGGAAAAGGATAACTAGAGAAGAATACGAAATAATTATTTGGGTTGCGGATTCAGTTACTACGCATCAAGATGGTGCTAGGACGAAAACATGGAAAGCTCAAACGTATCAAGCTAAAAAAATAGTTAAGCAAGGACCAAAGCATTTTATATTTTATGATTTAGATGGCAAGAAGAATGAAATTAGATATTTGGATCCTGTAGATTTTCATGTGGTAAAGATTTGGTAAAATGCGTATTAAAGATTTATTAGAAGATGGTAGAATTGTAAAGGGTGTCAACACAACAGCAGATGTTGACACCAATTCTATATCTCGCGAAGCAGCAAAATTTGGCAACAAAGTAGACAAAGATGGACGTCCGCCTACACTTTCAAAAAAAGTAAGAGGTAAATCAACTAATGTATTGTATAATCTAGGTTTAGCAGAAGGCCAAATGATCCCAAATCCTCCAAACACATTCTTAACAAAATCTGATACCGCATACGACCATTACAAAATAGGAACTAATCTTGCAAATTTAAAAGCAGTTCCTAAAGGTGCAAACTATGATGAACCTGACGTTGTAATTGCTCCTTATGCAGGCAAGAAAGAAATGAAATATCTAATGAAGCAATTGAAGCGTATTGGATATGATGTTCAAGGCGCTGCTGGCTATCAAGATGCACATTTTGACGACGAACCAACAGGTGGCGAAGCACCTCCGCAGGTAAAAAATTATGGTCCTTTAGGCAGAGTTAAACTAGGGCAGTTAAGAACAGTTCAAAAAGAACGCTCTTACAAAAAATTAATAAAGCAGCTAGAAAGAGTATTGAAGGATGATTATGCACCCATACAGATTGATCGTAAGGGACGCATAGTTAACGGTCATCATAGGTACGATGCTTTGCGTCTTGCAGGTGCCGAGTATGCTCGTGTACATATGGCAGACGATGTATTGGAAGATATGCTAGACGAAGGCATAACAACTATTGATCTAAAAAACGCATTAGAAAAAATATCTAAGAACGCAACAAACGGTGAGCGTTTAGTAGATGTCTTTATAATGCGTTATCAACATAACATGACATTCAAGCAAATTGGAGATGAAATTGGCACAGGTATCGATCGTGCTAGGCAAGTATACTTACGAGCTGAAAGAATGATACGTAAGTCACTACAGGATTATGATCCAAAAGTAAAAGAAAACTTTGCTGACGGCAAAGTAAAAGGCAAAAGCAGACCAGGGCGTGTAAAACGTTCAGGTGCAAGTTGCAATGGATCAGTAACAAAATTACGTAAACAAGCTAAAAATGCAAGTGGCGAGAAAGCGAGGATGTATCATTGGTGCGCAAATATGAAGAGTGGACGAAAGAAAAAGTCGTAGAACTTTTTCCAAACACCAGCGACATAGAAACAAGTCATTATGTTGCTAAATTAAAAGAACACGAACTCCGGCGAGCCAGCACCAACGAACGACAAAACTACTGGAAAACATACAGGGAATACTTAAAATGAAGATGAACGAAATAGTAAAGGAAACTACAACAGCGGGATCTGTTGCAAGTGTTGCTACGCCTGTAGGTGGATTAGTAAGTCGTCAAATGAAAAATCCAGACGGTACTGTAAAAAATGCATTAGATGTTGATATTAATGTATTAGGTCACAAAAAGAAAAAATCAAAAAGCAAAAATAAAAAATGAAAAAACTATTCATTACCTTTGGCTGTAGCTGGACCATGGGTGTAGGAACATACTATTATGAAGGTATGTCAGAAAAAGAATACTATAATACATGGGACAGGCCGGAAGGCACTTTTCGTGAAATTATTGCTAAAGAGTTAAGTGCAGACACTTTAAATTTTAGTATAGGCGGAACAAGTAATCAAAAACAATTTAGATTTGCAAAACACTTTTTCCCAAGTGACGAATTTAACAATATAAAAGAAAAGTATGACGAAATTATAGTACTTTGGGGGATAACATCTACTGCTAGAACAGAAATATATGACTACAGAACACAGGATCTTAAAAATATAATTCTACCTAATCCTAAGTTTAGTTGGCAAAAAGTAGTTAACAATGAAAATTACATTATAAAACAATGGATGCGGTTTTTTTATAATCATGATCACGAAGTGCATGCTCTTGCAAAAGAAATGCATTTTTTTAATAGTTACTTTGCAGCATTAGGTATTAAAAACTACTGGTTTGACACATTTAATCATCATGATTATGAAAAATCGCACCCTGCTGTAGCCAATTTCAGCACAGACGAATATACAGTTGAAAAAGATCGTAGACAAAAAGATCATGATCACCCTGTTACTACCACTATCAAAGAAGTAAGTGTAGATAAAAACAAAACAATAGATAATATGCTATTTTATAATCGCAGTCCTAGAGATATATGCAGTATACTTTGTAAAAATGCTGGGATGAAAAAATTAGATAAAGAATACCATACTTCAACCTACAAAGAAGATACAAATAGAATAAAATTTTTAGCAGAAAATAAAATTGTTAACCCATATAGCTATCATCCAACAAAATACGGACATCAACTAATAGCAGAATTAATACTAAAAGAAATAAATACACTATAATACGTATTATGGAGCAGCTCAATGAGAGATAAAGAAATTAGTGAAGGCTTAGGTGATATGGCTCACATGGCTGAAAAAGACCATGAAGTACAGATGGCCAGAGCAGACCTTTACAAGATAGCAAAATATTCAATCAAACTACACGAAATGCTAAAGAATGTTTCTGAAGCAGAAGGATTAGAAGGTTGGGTACAATCTAAGATTACAAAAGCAGCAGACTACTTAGGCTCAGTATATCATCATTTAGATTATGAACAAGCAACAGGCGAACTTGGTGAATCAGTTGATACTTGCGGCCATTGTGGTTGCGAAGTTGGCAATCCTAAACCAGGTTGTGATTGCAAAGAAGACTGTCATTCGCCAGTAACAGAAGCAAGAGATACACATTGTTCAGATAAATGCTGTGGTTCAGATGTAAAAGCAGAAGATTGTACTTGCCCGCCAACTTGTAAACATTGTAATTGTAATGCTGTACAAGAAGGTAAGTCACCTCACAAAAAAGGTACTAAAAAGTACAAGAAGCATATGGCAGCAATGCATGCCGAAAGTCTTCAACATCGTTTAGCAGCAAAATTAGAAGCTAAGAAATAATGGATTGGCATAAACTACAACACACACTATTTGAAATGGATCCAAGTGATCCAAGAGAAGATCTAGCAAAACTTCAACAAGCTGCTCAAGGCGGAGGTGATCTTACAAACGTACCGCCAACGAAGAATTACCTAGAAGAAAGTGCTGTAGTCGAAAAAGGTTCAATGCCGCTAGGTATTGACAGCATTGCAGATTTTGCTGCACTTGCAGGCGTTCGTATAGACGAAAAACAAAAAACAGGGTCTGCAGGTCAAGCCAAAGGCAAAGATCCTATGCCAAAAACAAGCACTCCTAGCACAACAGGAGAACAACCACATCCATTAAAGGATAAACTTGTTGGTGAAGCAGACATTGATGAAGCGCCATTAGATGCTGTAAAAGGAATGGCTTCATATGCCAAAAATCAAATCAAGCACGGAATGGATAATGCAGGAAATTTTAGACAAAGTTTAAAAACAGCTCCAAATAATCAACAACCACAACAACCTCAAGGCAAAGTTAAAGGAACAGTAAATCCTCAAAAATTAGTTAGCGATTTAGGTGTAAGTGATCCTAAAATGTTAGTTATAGCAATCCAAAAAACAAAAACAGGTAAGCAACTTACCCGAAATGAAATGAATTCAATGGCAGAAGCATTCCAAAGACTTATGCAGATGGACCCAGCGCAAACACAAAAGGTCATGATGCAACTTAAAAGAATGGAAATAGAACCTACTGAATCAAAAGACCCTAGACTAATAAAACCACGAGATCCAAATGCACAAAAACTAAACGATCTACGCAAGAGTGGTGCGATGGGTGCGCACAAAGATAAAAAGAAACTTGCAAAACAAGGTTATGCAAAGCATAAAGGCAAACAGTACGAATCAATTAAAGATATGCTGTATGCAAAACTAGCCGAAAAAAAGTAAAATATTACTTGACAAATTCCTAAATATACCATATACTTAATACTAAGTTAGACACTCAAAAGGAGACTATATATGGGATCTCGTACCTATGGTGCTGAAGAAAAAGCCAAACTAGAACGTCTAGTGCGTGAAGGCGTAACAGTATTACAAGAAGTAGAAGATTTAAATGCTGGATTAAAAGAAACTGTAAAGGCTGTTGCAGAAGAACTAGATATTAAACCTAGTCTTATTAACAAAGCAATTAAGATTGCACAGAAACGTGACTGGGATTCGCATGCAGATGCGTATGACGATTTAGAAACACTCATAACTACTTTAGGATATGACAAATAAAACAAAACCTTATCAGCCTTTAGCATGGTTCAGCACAGTTTTTTTACTGTCGTCTGCAACATTAGCTGCTTTTAATTTTTATCCTTTTTATGTTTGGGGTTTTATTATAAGTAACACGCTATGGATGCTTATAGGGTTTCTATGGAGGGAGAAAAGTTTAGTCGTAATGAACTTTGGACTAACTATAATATATGTAGCAGGATTGCTATATGATTTCGCCGCATAGGCATGTAGATGGTTAAGTTGGCCATAAGCAACGAAGGAGAAAAATTGAATGCCATACGTTGATGCGATGTTTGATCGTGATCAAGATATTATCCGTGTCGTGGAGCGTCGTGACGGCAAAAGACACTATCAAGAATATCAAGCAAAATATACTTTTTACTATGAAGATCCTAAGGGCAAGTACAAAAGTGTGTACGGAGATCCCCTTACACGAATTGTTTGTAAAAATACAAAAGACTTTCGCAAAGAAGTTGCTATTAACAAAAGCAAAAACTTATTTGAAAGTGACATCAATCCAATCTTTCAGTGTTTGAGTGAACACTATCTAAATCAAGACGCCCCTAAACTAAACATTGCGTTCTTTGATATTGAGACAGACTTTGATCCAGAGCGCGGGTTTGCTGATCCAGCAGATCCTTTTATGCCAATTACATCTATATCTGTGTATTTGCAGTGGCTAGAAACAATGGTATGTCTTGCTGTTCCGCCTAAAACACTTACAATGGACCAAGCAAAACAAGAACTAGAAGGCATTGATAACGTAATGTTGTTTGAACGTGAAGGTGATATGATTGACACGTTCTTAACACTTATTGAAGATGCAGATATTTTGTCAGGTTGGAACAGTGAAGGTTATGATATTCCGTACACTGTAAACAGAACCAGTCGTGTACTAAGCAAAGATGACACAAGACGTTTCTGCTTGTGGGGCCAGTTGCCCAAGAAGCGTGAATACGAAAAATACGGGAAGCAGGCTGTTACATTTGATCTAGTAGGTCGTGTACACTTGGACAGTTTAGAACTGTATCGCAAGTACACTTACGAAGAACGTCATACATATCGCTTGGATGCAATTGGTGAGATTGAAGTAGGTGAAAACAAGGTACCATATGAAGGCACATTGGACCAGTTGTATAATAATGACTTCCGCAAGTTCATTGAATATAACATTCAAGATACTGCACTACTTGACAAACTTGACAAAAAATTACGCTTTATTGATCTAAGTAATTCAATTGCACACGAAAACACTGTTCTACTGCAAACAACTATGGGTGCTGTTGCTGTTACAGAACAAGGTATTATCAACGAAGCGCACAACAGAGATTTGCGAGTACCTAATCGTCCAAAGCGTGACGACACTGAAAGCACACAAGCCGCAGGTGCGTATGTTGCGTTTCCTAAAAAGGGCTTGCACAAATACATTGGCTCAATGGACTTGAACTCACTGTATCCTTCAGTGATTCGTGCATTGAATATGGCTCCAGAAACTATTGTAGGACAGATACGTCCTGAGATTACAGATGCTCGTGTACACGAAGATACTACACTAAAGAAAAAGTCATTCGCAGGCAGCTGGGAAGGACGCTTTAATGTTGAAGAATATGATGCAGTTATGGAGCAACGCAAAGATGTTGCACTTACAGTTGACTGGGAAGATGGACGTTCAGATGTACTAAGCGGTGCAGAGATTTATCAACTTATCTTTGACAGTCAAATGCCTTGGATGCTAAGTGCAAATGGTACAATCTTTACAACAGAG